CGATCCGGGGGATGACGGTGTCGTTAGGGCACTGGACATCGACCATGATGGAATCGACAAGCACGAGCTTCGTCGCAGAGTTATTGCCGATCCACGAACCGAGTACTTCATCCAGGACGGGTTGATCTACACCCGACAGAACGGTATGCGACCGGCTCGGTACACGGGAACCAACAAGCACGACAAGCACTCGCACACATCGCTGCGTCACGGCGACACCTATGAGCGGGCTGGCGCTTGGGGTTACACCGGCAAGGGTGGTGCACCAGCGCCTAGGCCTACGCCTGGTAAGAAGCCACTCGGAACGGTTGTGAGTGAGGTCATCGCGGGTCAGTGGGGTGAAGGTCCGGATCGGGTCAACCGCCTTCGGGCTGCTGGCTACGACCCGACTGCCGTTCAGACCGAAGTGAACCGTCGGCTATCGGGCGCTAAACCGGCTCCTCAACCAGCTCCCACTCGCAAGTCTGTAGATCAGGTAGCTCAGGAGGTCATCGACGGACGATGGGGTAACAATCCTGAGCGTAGTCGTCGACTGGCGGCTGCTGGGTACAGGGCCACTGAGGTTCAGGCGGCGGTCAATCGTCGTCTCGGCGGTAGTGGTGCCGGTCGTGCCGTTCGACTTAGTGTCGAAGCGCTGGCTGATCAGGTAATCAATCAGCAGTGGGGCAATGGCACTGAACGACGCCGTCGACTCACGGCCGCTGGGTACGACTACGCTGCTGTTCAGGCCGAGGTCAACCGACGGTTGCGCCGGTAGGCGTCAAAATGGGACCCCTCAGGGAAGGGTTCGAAGTTCCTCCCCGCTCTTCGAGCCCTTCTCTGAGGCTTTGTCAACAAAAGAAGGAGGTGTTCCGCGTGACAGAGCCAACGATCAATCCAGATAGCATCCTTGACAGCGTCAAGAAGGTGCTGCAGGTTCCGTTTGACTACGATGTATTTGACCTCGACATCATGATGCACATCAACTCTGTGTTCAACACCTTGCATCAGTTGGGTATCGGTCCAGTAGAGGGATACCAGATCACGGATGCCGAGGACACGTGGGATGCCTTTCTTGGGACCGATCCACTACTCAATTCGGTCAAGACCTACGTCACGCTTCGAGTTCGGATGATCTTCGATCCCCCACCAAACTCGTTCACCCAGACGGCCATCAAGGAAGCCATTCAAGAACTAGAATGGCGAATGAGCGTGCATCGGGAAGGCGTTGTTTATCCGACACAGGTTACTGTTGTATCGGACACGTAACGTGTTTTGGTGGAGCGGGGGTATATTAGCAGTCTGGCTGATTGCTGCTTTATTAATAGGCATAGCGATCGGCAAAGCAATCCATGTAGCGGATCAAAGAGAGGGTGGGCTTATGGTCCGCTATCCTGAATCTCGTTTCGATCGTCGCCGTAAGAAGCGACTCAGTGAGCGAGAAGAGGCTGAGATGAAGGCGGCCAAACTCGCGGAGAAGATGGGTCGTCAAGATCCTCGAACCGGCGATGATCGTCGTCAATCAGAACGTCGGAAGATGGTCATGTCGGCTGACGAAGTTGACGATTGGCTCAAGCGTAATGGCATATCTACTGGCGACCGGCGACACAATGACCGTCGTTCCGGCGACCGACGAAGATAGGAAGGAGGTGATCTCACATGACAACTGTGACTCTTGCTCATGTCAGTGAGAAGCCATGGAGCGAGTACACCAAGGCTGATTACACTCCGGAACAGTGGCATAAGTCTTGTCTTATTCATCTACATGATGGCGAGCCGACGGCTAAGGATCAATGCAAGCTTCCTGTTCGTACTCCCGGTGGCGCCATTTCTCGACCAGGCGTTCATGCCGCAGCTGCTGCATTGGCGGGAGCTCGAGGTGGAGTTGACGCTTCATCCGAGGCAAAGAGCAGGGCAGCTTCTGCGCTTATTCGTCTGTACCGCAGTCTCGATGAGGATCCTCCGGAGTCTCTCGTCAAGCATACCGAAGGAGGTGAACCCATGGCGAACACAGTCGATGTGGAAGATTTTCTAGAGCACTATGGCGTGCGAGGTATGAAGTGGGGCGTTCATAACGGCGAAGTTCGAGAAGGAGCCAGTCGAAAAGAACGCAAGGCAGCTAAGAAGGAAAGTAAGCTAGCCTACAAGGCTTGGAAGAAGGAAGTTGGTAACGAGAAGGTCGCCAACGAGATTTTCCAGGAAGCAACGAAGTCATTCAACAAGGATGTCAAGATCATTAACAACGATCCGGCATTCAAGGGTAAGGATCTGACCACGGATCCTCGACTTCGTCGACAGTACGACAATGCGGTCAGCGCTCAGTTCAATTCTCGCATGGCGGATGCATCGGTCGCTCGGACTATGACCAACACAGGTCGAGCAATGATTTATCAGTTCGACAGTAGTGTCGGTATGATGCGAGCCCAAGAGAGTCAGTTAGTAGTGCACGCTGACGATGATCCTTGGCCCGACTTCGTGGCCGAGATGGATTCGCTGGGTCACATTATTTCACTTCGACTTGATGACGATGACGACAAGCTTCTCGAGCAAGCCGAAGAGATGGCTGAGCATATTCTAACTCACTATGGCGTTCCTGGTATGAAGTGGGGCGTTCGTAAGCGAGTTAGCGACGCAAAGGCTCAAGTCAAGAAAGAAATCAAGGAACGAACTGATACTGAAACTCACGTTCGGGCCAAGCCTGGTCAAATGGTTCGCGTCGTCGGTGGCAATAGGCAAAAGGCACATGAGGATGCCATCAAGGCTCGGTCTTCTGAGCAAGTCGCCAAGCGAAGCACTCTTGATGCGCTTTCGAACAAGGATCTTCAGCATCTTGTTCAACGGATGAATCTTGAGAAGCAGTATCGTGATATGGCATCCAAGGAAACTCGTAAGAGTCAGGCCCAAAAGTGGATTGAAAACTTGATTACTTCCGACAAGGGCGATAAGTATTATGAGAAGCTTGGTCCTCATGCTCTTGTCGGAAAGAAAGTTGTCCAAGGCGCGCTTAATCTCGTAACGCAGAACAAGGCTATGCTAGGCGGTACGGTGAAGGGCGACAAGGACAAGAAGGACAAGGAGTGACGCAATGAGTGATGGCGTCATGATCGCATATCTTCCTGTCAATACCGAATGGGCTCGTCAACCGCTTCCACACATGACGTTGGTATATTGTGGAACGATTGATGATCTCAGTCCAACCGCTCAAAACAGATTGGCTAAAGACGCTGTCTCAGCAGGCATGATGACAGGGCCGCTAACCCTGGAAGTCACGGGCGTTGATACGTTTGGTGATGAACTTGAGAAGGTCGACGTCATCAAGTTATTTCCTACGTCTCGATTGCTAACAGCGCGAAAGATCGTCGAATCATGGAATGCCAGTGAGCATCCGTTCAACCCACACACAACGATCGGTCCGGTGGGGTCAGCAAGTGACGTTGTCATTCCACCGGTTGTATTCTTCGATCGAATCATGGTGGGTTGGGGCAACGAACGAATGGTATTCCAACTATCTCGATAGGAAGGAGGATTGGCAATGAGCATGTCGGATATTAAGGAACGAGAGACTACTCGTCATTCGATGCGGGCCAAGCGGCGCTCAGCGAGAGCCAGGCATCGCGAGCCGTATGACGATTCACGTCTGTCGAACACGGCTACACCGAAGTACTACGGCATGTTCCGAGACGCTGTGTTGCGTGGCGATATTCCAGTGAACCGAGAAGTTTCACTGGAGATGAATCGTATCGATGCGCTCATTGCCAACCCGAACATCTATTATGATCCACGTCCGCTTGAAGGGTTCATCCTATATTGTGAGAAAGAACTTACACTCACTGATGGTACAGATCTTCACCTTCTTCCGACCTTCAAGCTTTGGGCAGAACAGATATTCTGCTGGTACTACTTCGTGGAGCGAAGCGTCTACGTCCCTAGCGAGGACCATCATGGTGGCGAATACGTTACCAAGACGATTCGGAAGCGGCTTACAACTAAGCAGTTCCTTATCGTCGCTCGAGGCGCTGCAAAGTCCATGTATGCACAGTGTCTCCAGGCATATTTCCTCAATGTAGACACGCAGACTACGCATCAGATCACTACGGCTCCGACGATGAAGCAAGCGGAAGAGGTGATGTCACCCTTTCGAACTGCCATCACTAGGGCTCGGGGCCCGTTATTCAAGTTCCTGACCGAAGGGTCGATGCAGAACACCACTGGTAATCGGATGATGCGGCAGAAATTGGCCGCAACCAAGAAGGGCATCGAGAACTTCCTGACTGGAAGTCTGCTCGAAGTCCGTCCGATGTCCATCAACAAGCTTCAGGGACTTCGCCCCAAGATCTCAACGGTCGATGAATGGCTTTCCGGCGATATTCGGGAAGACGTCGTTGGGGCGATCGAACAAGGTGCGTCGAAGCTTGATGACTATCTGATCATCGCCATTTCTTCCGAGGGGACAATCCGTAATGGTTCTGGTGACACGATCAAACTGGAACTGGCGGATATTCTCAAAGGCGATTACTTCGCTCCGCATGTTTCTATCTGGCATTACAAGCTGGATGAACTCGAAGAAGTTTCTGATCCGGCAATGTGGCTCAAGGCTCAGCCAAATCTGGGCAAGACTGTCACATATGAGACATACCAACTCGATGTCGAACGAGCCGAAAAGGCACCTGCATCTCGTAACGACATCCTCGCCAAGCGCTTCGGCATCCCCATGGAAGGTTATACATATTTCTTCACATACGAGGACACGCTCCCGCATCGGCAGAGGAAATTCTGGGAGCTTCCGTGTGCGCTAGGTGTTGACCTTTCCCAAGGTGACGACTTCTGTGCGTTCACATTTTTGTTTCCGCTTTCACGTGAACGATTTGGCGTAAAGACTCGCAGCTACATCACGTCGCTTACTCTCGCCAAGTTGCCGGGTGCTATGCGGCAGAAGTACGAGGAGTTCATCAAGGAAGGCAGTCTCCACGTTCTCGAGGGCGCCACTCTCGACATGATGGAGGTCTATGATGATCTCGATGCTCATATTGAGGACGTGAAGTATGACGTTCGTTGTTTGGGCTTCGACCCGTACGGGGCCAAGGAGTTTATTGAGCGCTGGGAGCGAGAGAACGGTCCCTATGGAATTGAGAAGGTTCAGCAGGGTGCACGGACCGAATCAATCCCGCTCGGCGAGCTGAAGAAGCTGGCTGAGGAGCGGTTGCTCATATTCGATGAGGAACTGATGACGTTCACGATGGGTAATGCCATCACCATCGAAGACACCAACGGTAACCGCAAGCTGCTCAAGCGCCGACAGGATGAGAAGATCGACAACGTGTCTGCGCTGATGGATGCTTACGTTGCTTTCAAGGCCAACAAGGAGGCATTTGAATGATCCATGATCTCAAGCCTCCTTTAGATGAGGCTTTGCTTGTTCACTTCGGTGTGCTGGGCATGAAGTGGGGTGTTCGGAATAATTCTTCGACGCCACCCACACTTAATGTCAAGGCAAAGGGTGTTACTGTTCGATCCGATGGATCAATCACAATCGAAAAGGGCGCTTCTTTGCAGCGTTTGATTCGATCAGATGGTAAGTCTGCTCCGTTGAAGAACATGACATATGCCAGTATGTTGGAACACGACAACACTCGCTACATCAAAACGCTGGGTGGAAAAGGTATTTTTGGTGGAGGTCGAGATCAAATTCTTAGTCTCCAAGCTACCAAAAAGATTACTGCTCCATCCAAGGATGAAGCGACGCGAATGCTTTCGGACATGATGGTTAATAATTCAGAGTTCCGAAAGCGAAACACGCTGTTAATGGGTGGCCCAATCAGCGCTAAAGAATTAAAGCAAATCAAAGATGATCCAGGTGGCCGTACAGCACAAGCGTGGTATCACATGACGAACATGAAACTCGCTATCGATGCGAAAATGGATCCAGATGTTCCGTTTGTTCAATCAGCATTTCGTAATCGACTAGCTGCCAAGGGATACAACGCACTTCGAGATGAGAACGATGTTTCTGGTTTGAAGATGAAGTCACCAATCGTCATTTTCTCACCTGAGAACTCGCTTAGAGTCACCTCTCTCACGGACATCACCGATGAATTGCGACGATCTAACAAAGAAACCTTGGCTGCATATAAGGCACAGGGTCGAGATTGGGTTGAACGAGAACTGTACGGATCATCCTAGAGGAGGCAGGAATGCCAGTTGCCGAAAAGCCTCCTTTAGATGAGGCTTTGCTTGTTCACTATGGCGTAGTGGGTATGAAGTGGGGTATTCGTAAGAGCGACGAAACTGGCGGCGTACATCGGTTCCAAACTGTAGGTCCTAAGATCGATTCGGCTTTACATAAGTCGACGCAAGTTGCGGGACAAGATGTGGCTAGGCTCATGGGTGAACGATACGGTTTTCATATCAGCGAACTCAAGAGCTTTGGGCCCGGTCATCCGGAGTATGAAAGAGGAACAGCCGCTTATGTTGAGCATACTCCAGGAAAGCGTGGCGGCGTTATTCATGCGAGTCAAGCTGATCTCCGAAAGAGCTTGAAGTATTCCGAAGAAATCGGTTGGTCTGCCAAAGGCTGCGGTCATAACCATGGTCTTCTTACCCACGAAGCGTCACATGCCCTTTTTCATGCTGAAGAAAAAGTGCAGATGGGATTCTTCAAATCCAAGGTTGTCGGTGGAAACATCGAAGCCAGAGATGCTGCGCTTAAAGTCGCAATGCAAGATGCTGAACGTAGCGGCATTCGAAGAAACCAATTCGTGACTAACGTCTCTGGTTATTCTGCGGCTTCTGGAACTCGACAAGAGATGGAAGCTGAGCTATTTTCTCAGTATCACTGGAGTCCGAATCCTCCAAGCTACGTAAAGGTGTGGGGTGAAACCCTTCATCAACAAATGGGCGTCGATCCCACTCCATTCCGAGAGGAAGTGAAGCATGTCTAGGACTCCTGGTTTTGTTCTTCCTTCCGCATATCCAGTAGAGACCGATCTCGAGGAAGAAGTTCGACGGCGTGACAAGGAAGCTGGGTTCGTCGTATTTGATCCAGATGAACTCCTAACTCACGCCGACAAGCCTCCTCTCGACGAGGCCTTGCTTAATCGCTTCGGCGTTAATGGATCATCCTAGAGGAGGTAGGAATGCCAGTAGCCGAGAAGCCTCCTCTAGATGAGGCTTTGCTTATTCATTATGGTAAGAGAGGTATGAAGTGGGGCGTTCGTAACGTCAGGCCTGACGAAGCGCAACGAAAAGCTCGATTTGGTCCTAAGGCCAAGAAGATTGCTCTTGGCGTTGCTGCTGTTGGTGGAGCGGTCGCTGCAGGTTATATCTTGTCTCGAAATGGAGACATGAAGATTAGTGCTGGCGGTTTGACTGATCCTAGTTCTCCGCTTTACAGCACAATGACTGCTGGGAAGCAGGCAGCCAGTTACACAATGAGCAATAAGCGAGCGATGTCAACATCGGTTAGTGCTCTTCCATCTGGGCAAAAGCTCTCCGCGAGTCCTGCTATTTCTCGGGCTATTAATAGATCTGCTAGTGCTACTAGGGTGAGTGATCGCGCGTCGAGATTGACAAGTGCTGCAAAAAGAGCTGGATTCGATCTCGGTGATCTAAACGCAGTTCGAGACGCCATGAATGATCCCAACTTCGTCTGGGAGTTTTAAGGAGAACCGATGAGTATTTTCGAAGACTCCGTAGATCTGGGCGAAGATTTTATTGCTCACTACGGCATAGTGGGTATGAAGTGGGGAGTTCGTAAGAACAACCACCCGGGTGCTTCGAATCGAACCAATCGAGAAGCACGTAAGGATGCCGCTGAATCTGCCCGAGCCAAGATGTTCTATGGCGAAGGCGCTGGCACCCGACGAAAGCTGATCAAGGCTCAAATCGAGGCCAAGAGTAAGAAGGACCCGGCATACAAGGCCGCTTTCGATCACCACATGGCTCGACAGGATCTGGGTCGTCATGCCGAGAAGGCTCGCGGCGAACGTCGACGCAAGGACACGCGAGCTGGGGTTCGGAAGACTGGAAACGCGATCAACCGTGCGATTAACGGTCCCTTTGCTGGGTCTGCCGCAATTGCTTTGGTTGCTGCTGGTGCTGCATATGCCAGGAACACAGGCATGGATACTAAGGCCGCAAACGCCGTTAAGCAAGCAGTGAGCAATCGAAACCTACGGCGAGAAGTAAACGATCTACTTCGTAATGCTCCCAACTTCGGTGGCAGGGGATAGGTGATATTTGATGCCAGGCGAACTAGTACGAAGGCCCGAAGTTGGTAGCTTAGAGCATTACGGTGTTCCTGGTATGAAGTGGGGACAACGAAAGCTCAAGGACTATCGGCATACACCCGATACTAGCGGCGTTACTCGAAGTCAGGCTCGAGGTGCTGTTAAGCGACAAAATGTCGAAACACGACGCCGTCTCGAAGATTTCGAATCTGGGCCCAATCGAAGCATAGCCATTCGAGCTGCTCGAGGTAACCAGCGAGCTGCTAGTCGAAAGTATGAAGACGTCAAGGCTGATATTAAGAATCAGAAGAGCACTGGCGCTTTGGGTCGTAATGCAGCTCGTATTGCGCTTAACAGGGCCAAGAATGAGCGGTATGAAAACGCATACAAGGCAGAAGCAAAGACTTATGGGGAACAATTTGTAGAGGCTTTGTTCACGCCGAGAACAACAGCATAGTACTCAAACTAACGAAGCAGAGGTGAAACATGGCTGAGCTCGGTAGTCTTGAGCATTATGGCGTAGTGGGCATGCGGTGGGGTCAGCGAAACAGCAAGCCGGATATTAGCGGCGTTAGCCGGAACGACGCTCGTCAACAGATTAAAACTCAGAATCGCGAGCGTCGTCAGAATCTCAAGAAGTTCAAATCTCGCCCACGCAAAACAAAGAACAAGCTAATCAAGCAAGCTCGAGCAAACACGCTAAGTGCCGAGCGAAAGTACGAAGATATTAAGCTAGATCTCAAGGACCAGAGAAGCGCTGGTTCATTGGGGCGAAACGCTGCTCGTGTTGCGCTTAACAAGGCCAAGAATGAGCGGTATGAGAACGCCTACAAAGCAACAACCAGAACCCTAGGCGAGCAGTTTGTCCAGGCGCTTTTTGAACCACGACTTTATATTACACGCACTTAACCGAAGCGGAGGTGGAACATGACTTCAGGAATTAAGCCCGAGCTCGGTAGTCTAGAGCATTATGGCGTAGTGGGTATGAAGTGGGGGCAACGCAGAAAGGGCAACGCTTACGACATTCGTCGAGCTCGACAGAGTGTCAAGAAGACAGACCAAGCATATCGTGATGCCAAGGAAGTTGCCAAGCGAACACATCGAGGTAATCGAGCGGCGGCTAAGGTTCTTGCGCAGGAAAAGAAGATGGAGGCATTGAAGAACCCGGATCGAGTTCTTGCTAATCGCCTTACTCGTGGTGAGAAGGCGGCTGTGCTTCTTCTGGCACCATTCGGTATGACGACCATTGCTGTTACTTCTGCATATTCTCGACGAATCGAACAGAAGCAGGATACGGGCGCTTACGACAAGAAGTAATACCGCGATGACACATATTTCAACGATAACGAGAGGGGGTGAAGAGTATTGGGCAAGATGACGGACCGTTTGATGCACGCCTGGAACGCATTTCTGAATCTGGATCAGGAACGCGTCCGTAGTCCCGATTATGGAGCTACTTACGGTGGTCGTCCAGATCGTATTCGTCTTGCGGTCAACAACGAACGCTCAATCATATCCGCAATCTACACTCGTCTCGCTATCGATGTCGCATCAGTTCCAATCAGGCATGTCCAGCTGGACGAAGCGGGCCGTTATTCGAATGATCGAGTCAGTGGTCTGAACGATTGTCTTACTGTTGAAGCAAACATCGACCAAGGCGCCACGGCGCTTCGACAAGATATTGCAATGACAATGTTTGATCGAGGCGTTGCGGCGACAGTTCCAGTTGACACTACACTCAACCCCAAGGACTCAACGGGTTACGACATCAGGACCTTGCGAGTCGGTGATATCGTGCAGTGGTATCCACAGCATGTCAAGATTTCTCTCTACAATGATAAAGTCGGTCGTCGAGAAGAGATCATTTTAGAAAAGAAGTTCGTTGCGATCTCGGAGAATCCGCTATATTCAATCATGAATGAGCCGAACTCTACTCTGCAGCGACTTATTAGAAAGCTTAACTTGCTGGACGCCGTAGACGAACAGTCTGGGTCTGGAAAACTCGATCTTATCATTCAGCTTCCTTATGTGATTAAGTCGGAGGGAAGGAAGCAGCAGGCTGAGCAACGCCGCAAGGACATCGAGTTTCAGTTGAAGGACAGCAAGTACGGTATTGCATACACCGATGGTACTGAAAAGATCACACAGCTGAATCGACCGTCCGAAAACAACTTGTTGGCTCAGGTTCAGTACCTTCGGGAGATGTTGTACTCCGAACTAGGTCTTACTAAGGCTGTTATGGATGGTACAGCTGATGAGGCCACTATGATCAACTATCATAACCGAACTATCGGACCTGTTCTTACTTCAATTGTTGAGTCCATGCGGCGAGCATTCCTTACAAAGACCGCTCGTACACAGGGGCAATCAATTGAATACTTCCGCGATCCCTTTAGGTTGGTGCCAGTTGCACAACTTGCTGAGATCGGGGACAAGTTCACCCGGAACGAAATTCTTTCTTCCAACGAACTTCGTCAGTTCATTGGTATCCGGCCGTCCACAGATCCAAAGGCCGATCAGCTCCGGAACAGCAACATGCCACAGTCGGAGCTCGGACAAGAAACAGTAGCTCCTGAACCTATTAAGGTGACTTCGACCAGAACGACACCTACACCAGCGATTAACTAGGAAGGAGACAGTCAAAATGGGAGACATTGCAACTCTCAAGAAGGAAGCTGATTTCAGCGGTTGGGCGACCAAGGCTGGTCTCCGGTGCAGTGATGGTCGAACCATCATGCCCGAGGCCTTTAAGCACATGGACGGTGAGCGAGTCCCACTTGTCTGGCAGCATGCTCATGGTGAGCCAACCAATATTCTCGGTCACGCGATTCTTGAACATCGCGAGGGTGAGGGCGTTTACACCTATGCGTTTTTCAACGACACTCCTGGTGGACAGAACGCTAAGGCACTGGTTCAGCACAAGGACATCAACCACCTGTCTATTTTCGCTAACCGGTTGGTTGAGAAGAGCAAGCAGGTGTTCCATGGGATGATTCGGGAGGTTAGCCTGGTTCTCTCTGGAGCAAATCCTGGTGCAGTTATCGAGAACGTCGCGATTGCACATTCCGATGGCGACACGGAAATTCTGGATGATGAGGCGATTATTTACACCGACTACGAGCTTGAGGTGGATGACGACGTGACACACGCCGACACTGACACTGACACTGAAACTGACAACGACAATGTGACGCATGCCGATGACGACGAAACTGTCGCCGATGTCTTCGACACGCTCAGTGAGAAGCAGAAGAACGTCGTTTATTTCATGATCGGTCAGGCCCTCGAGCAGGCCTCCGCCGAACACTCGGATAAGTCCGAGCCTATTGTGCACGCTGACGACGCAACGGTTAAGGAGATTTTCGATGCCTTTACCGAGCAGCAGAAGAACGTGGTTTATTTCATGATCGGCACCGCACTCGAGGATGCCGGTATGGAACAGTCCGATGATGATGAAAACGCCCTTGCACACCAGGATCAGGAAGGCACAAACATGACTCGCAACGTCTTCGAGCAGGATGACACCAAGAACGGCGGCAAGGACACGCTTTCGCACGACGATCTCAAGAGCATCGTCGAGGAAGCTAAGAAGCCCGGTCAGACGCTCAAGTCGGCGTTCCTTGCGCACGCCGTTGAGTATGGTATCGAGAACATCGACTACCTGTTCCCGGACGCGAAGAGCATCACCAACACTCCCGAGCTTATTTCTCGTAGGCTGGAGTGGGTCAACATCGTGATGAACGGCGTTCGGAAGTCGCCATTCGCTCGAATCAAGTCTGTGTCGGCTGATATTACTCTCGAGTCGGCTCGTGCCAAGGGTTACGTCAAGGGCAACCTCAAGAAGGACGAGTGGTTCAAGCTCGAGCGGCGAATCACCACTCCTACCACAATCTACAAGAAGCAGAAGCTTGACCGCGATGACATCATCGACATCACGGATCTCGATGTCGTTGCGTTCCTCAAGGGTGAGATGCGGCTGATGCTGGACGAGGAAATCGCTCGCGCGGTTCTCTTCGGCGATGGTCGTGAGGTCGATGACGAGGACAAGGTTGACGAGAACTGCATCCGTCCGATCGCTCACGATGATGATTTCTACACGCATCGTGTTGTTCTCCCTGCGAATGTCAGTGGAGATGTGCTCGTTGAGTCCATCCTCCGCGCTCGGCCGAAGTACCGTGGTTCGGGTCGTCCGACGCTGTTCCTCGTTGAGGATCTGCTGACCGACATGCTGCTCGGCAAGGACAAGATGGGTCGTCGTCTCTACAACAACGAGGCAGATCTTCAGAATGCTCTTCGCGTCGGTGCGATCGTTACGGTCGACGCTATGGAGGATCAGACCACTGATGGTGGAGATCTTCTCGCCGTTATGGTCAACCTCGCGGACTACACCGTTGGTGCGGACCGTGGTGGTAACGTGGCGATGTTCGATGACTTCGACATCGACTACAACCAGTACAAGTACCTGATCGAGACCCGCATGTCGGGTGCTCTGACTCGGTTCAAGTCGGCTCAGGCTTTCGTTCGAGCCGCTGGTACTTCGGTTACGCCCACGATCCCGACCTTCAACGCTAGCACTGGCGTTCTGACTGTTCCGACCGTGACCGGTGTTTCGTACTACAACACCGAGGACGACACGGAATACTCGGCTGGCGCTCAGACTGCTATTGGTGCTGGTGAGTCTATCGAGGTTGAGGCTCGGCCTGACTCGGGTTACTACTTCCCGCACAACACCGACGCTGACTGGGACTTCACTCGTAACGCCTGATCAAAATAGGAGTGAATGGTGAAGTTCTATGGCAAGGTCGGATTCGGTAAGACAGTTGATCGTGGTAATGGAAACTGGGAAGACGAAATCACAGAACGTAAACTCTTCGGAGATGTGATTAAGGATACTCGGCGATTCGTTTCGGCCGATAAAGTCAATCCCGATATTACGATTTCAAACTCGATTAGCGTGGTTGCCGACAGTTATGCCATTGAAAACACTTCTGCCATTCGCTATGTGGAATGGGCGGGGGCTTTGTATACGGTCTCAGACTTTGAGATACAGAGCCCTCGCCTTATCCTGCGGCTAGGGGGTGTTTACAACGGCCCAAGACCGGTCTGAATTGCATACTCTGCTTAAACAGCTCCTGGGTACTAACAACGTATATTTTCAGCCTCCGGCAACGGTTACGATGCAATACCCGGCGATTGTTTATCAGCGGGATACCACGCAAACAAGGCATGCGAGTAATCTTCCATACACGTTATACAAGCGCTATCAGATCACAATTATCGACCGCGATCCAGATAGTGTTATTCCCGACAAGGTGGCGGGATTGCCGATGTGTTCACATGATCGTGAGTTCGTCGCTAACGGTCTGAATCATGATGTCTTCACGCTTTACTTCTGAAAGGACAAGTAATGACTGCACCTGCTGCTGAAGTCGGTGTTATTTCCTGGGATCAGGTTGGCGAACGGTTCTATGAGACTGGCGTCGACAAGGGTGTTCTTTACATCCCGGATAACTCTGGCGTCTATGCAATGGGTTGGGCTTGGAATGGTCTGATTTCGGTTACCGAATCACCTTCTGGAGCCGAGTCCACCCCGCAGTATGCGGACAACATTAAGTACCTGAACCTGACGTCTGTCGAGGAGTTCGGCGGCACGATTGAGGCGTTCACGTACCCAGATGAGTTCGCATTCTGCGATGGTACTGCTGTTCCGGCTACTGGCGTCTTCCTGGGTCAGCAGGGTCGTCGGACATTCGGTCTGTCGTATCGGACTCGGAAGGGTAACGATGTCGACGGCAACGACCTCGGTTACAAGCTGCATCTTGTTTACGGATGCAAGGCGTCTCCGTCGGAGAAGGCTTACTCGACGATCAACGACACGCCTGAGGCGCTGACCTTCAGTTGGGAATTCACCACGACTCCCGTTGCGGTTACCGATCACAAGCCGACTGCTAGCATCACGATCGATTCGACCAAGGTCGATGAGACGGATCTCGCTACTCTGGAGACCGAACTGTACGGCGCTGTTGCGGCTGCTCCTAGCCTGCCTCTTCCGGACGAAGTTATCGCTATGTTCACTGCTCCCTGATCTAGGGACATTTGAAAGGGAGGTCAGAGAATGCTCAAGATTTCGGTTCCATTGGCCGAAGGATTTGACGAAGCTACAAAACAGTTCGTTGATACTGAGACCTATGCTTTGGAGCTAGAGCACTCTCTGGCCTCCCTTTCAAAATGGGAGTCACGAGAAGAGAAAGCGTTCCTTGGTAAAGAAGAGAAGACTAATGAACAGGTACTTCGCTACATCAAGGACATGACTCTCACCTCTGATGTTCCCTGGGAGATTTACCTTAGGCTTTCTCCCGAAAACATCCAGCAGATCAATGCTTATATTAATGCCAAACAGACCGCGACTTGGTTCAATGATCAGCGCACACGTCCTAGTCGAGAGATCATTACAGCCGAGCTTATTTACTATTGGATGGTTTCACTTCAAATTCCATTTGAATGTCAATACTGGCATTTGAATCGGTTGATCACTCTTGTCCGGGTTTGTAACGAAAAGAACCAGCCTTCGAAGAAGATGAGCAGATCGGATGCTGCACGTCGACAGAGGGAACTGAACGCACAACGTCGAGCAAACATGGGCACTCGAGGCTGAGAGGAGGAACGACGTGACACGATTGAACTGGGATGCTGTTGGTGAACGATTCTACGAAGCTGGAGTTGATCGAGGCGTTCTATATCTTAATGGCATTGGTTATGCTTGGCCTGGATTGATTTCTGTTGCCGAGTCCTCTTCTGGTGGAGAAGCCAAGCCGCACTACATCGATGGTTATAAGTATGTAAACATTGCAGTAGCAGAAGAGTTTCAAGCAACGATCAGCGCATTTTCTAGTCCTCCAGAGTTTGCTGTTTGTGATGGAATGGGGCTTGTGCATACTGGACTCATTGCCACGCAGCAACGGAGACGACCTTTCAGTTTCTCATATCGAACACTGATCGGTAATGACATTGAGGGCATTGACCACGGATACAAGATTCATCTGGTTTACAACGCACTGGCTGCCCCGTCCAGCCGAACGAACAATACTATCAGTCAGAGTGCTGTGCCCGGAACATTGAGCTGGGCGATTACAACGCTGGCTCCTAGAGTTCTGGGCATTCGACCGACAGCGCACTTTATCATTGACAGTCGAACTACTGTTGAAGCGACACTGGCAGCTGTTGAAGATATTCTCTATGGCTCAGATGAACTTACACCGTCGATTCCGACTGTTACCGAATTGATGACTTTGTTTGGTGAGACCGTCATGGAAGGCGGATTCGCTGAGCTTTCTGGATTTGACACAATTCTCGATGGAGGTGGGGCCTGATGGGGTATCGTTTTTTACAACGACGAGCTACTACTTCCGAATGGGCTGCTGTTAACCCCATTCTAGGTCCTGCTGAATTCGGAATTGAGGAAGATACCGATATTATCAAGATTGGTGATGGTGTTACTGCATGGCTAGATCTCGATCCAGCATTTGAAGGAGCATTTCTTCCAATTGGCGGTAAAGCTGCCGATTCTGATAAGCTTGATGGAATCGATGCGAGCGGGTTTCTTCCAGTGGGTGGAAAAGCTGCTGATTCTGAGCTTCTAGATGGACTTGAATCGACGGCATTTGTTCAGGTCTCAGACACCGGTTGGGTTACCACTGGTTTGTCGTTTTCCCCCATTACTAACTGGACGGTTAACTCGTACAAGTTGCGTAAGATTAATAATCGTGTACGTGGGGTTATTGATGTTACATATTCAGGATCTACTCTGACTGCGGGTGCTGATGGAAATCTCGCTGATGTGAACGGCTTTATTACTATGCCTTCCGGTTGGAGAATTACAAACGGATATACCAATTTGCTTCCTCTTTGGCGGGCTGGATACACTCCGCTTTGGGGACGAGCAGTTAATGGTAACGTCGGCACAATCGATTTGGTTGCCGGAAGCTTTAACGCACAAACACTTACGGCGGCTACTCCGCTGTCCGTTCTTATAGATTATTTGATTGATTAGGATGGCCCATGACCAGACTGACATGGGTTGACCGAGACTACGAGATCGGCGTGGATCGAGGCGTTTACTATCCAGCAAACGGTGTGCCAGAGGTTTGGAACGGGTTAGTCTCGGTCACTGAGAACACTCCGGATATTTCAGAGCGAGTTCGTTATGTTGAGGGTAGAAAGTTTGCTCAACATCGTCGAGAAGACAGCTTCTCAGCGAAGATCTCGGCTTTCTCGCATCCATCCTCATTTTTGTTAAACCCTCGCGTGCCTTTTGGAATGTCTTATCGAATCGAAACCGCAACGGGTTACAAAACTCATTTGGTTTACAATGCTTTGGCCCGTATTTCGAGTCGAAACTATGGACAGGCGGAAGTTCCCGATCCGGTTGGCATTGATATAGCAACAGTGCCTATAGCGATGCCGGATTTAATGCCTAGCGCACATCTCATCATTGATACAGCGGCTGCATATCCTGGCTCTGTAACTCAATTCGAGGATGTGCTGTATGGAAACGATGATTTTGATCCTCGGTTGCCACTTCCAAGCGAAGTGTTCGACATATTTGAGTTGAATGCGTTATTCAAGATCATCGACAATGGTGATGGAACGTTTACTATGGAAGCGCCGGACGATGTATTTTTGTGGTTCAGTGCTACACAAGTTGAAGCCGAATGGCCAAGAGTTCTATATCTGAACGAAGACACGTACAGGATTCGATCCTGGTAGAAAGGAGGAACCGTGGCGAGCGTTAACGTATTTACCGCCGAACGAATGCAGGAGATCGAAGACACAACCATCGTTGGCGGTCTCGTTGACGTAGACGGAAACCTCCTTCTTCAGCCTCGAGTCGGTGATCCAATCGATGCTGGGCATGTTGTTGGTTCTGTTGGTCCAGAAGGACCGGAAGGTCCGGAAGGCCCAATCGGTCTTACAGGATTGCAAGGCGACAGTTCGCTTCCTGCCGGAACCATTTCTTTGTGGCATGGCGATACAGCACCGACTGGCTGGTTGCTTTGTGATGGTGCTGCGGTATCTCGTTCCACGTATGCGTCTTTGTGGAATGCGCTGGGCACGAAGTATGGTGCTGGTGATGGAACAACCACATTCAATGTTCCAAATCTTAAGGGTAAAGTTCCAGTCGGTAAGGATTCGACTCAGACCGAGTTCGATGCGATTGGCGAAACCAGTGGAGCAAAGACAGCCAGTCAGACACAGTCGCATTCGCATACACTGAGCGATGCTGGCGCTGCGAAAATTGCGATTGTTGCTGGATCTTCGAACCAAATTCAGGAACGACGAGTAACGGTAGCGAGTTACGCCAACACCCACTCGATCAACAGTGTAAACCTTGGTGGCGGCGCTGGTGGATACTCCACTGCCTCTACTGCGGGCGCTGGTCTTGGCGGTTCAACCGATTCGGAAAGCGTTACCACCACAGTCAGCACTCTTCAGCCATATCATGTTGTCAACTTCATCATCAAGACGACATCTGGCGAATCGCCTGGTGATTCTGAACTTTCTACTCGTGTTGGCACTCTTGAAAGTCAAGTCGGCGATAATGTTCTGATTCTTCGGGATAAGATTGCGAAGTTGCAGCGCGTTCTTTCTGGCGGTGGAGTTCGGAAAGTCGAGTCGGGTGGGGTTGCTTGGAGTCAACGATTCATTGCTATTGGTTCGGGTGTCGATGATTACAGTCCTGGTGGATATTTTAATATTGAGATGCCGCCTGATGGAACTGTTATTCCTCTACACTCCAATGCGACAACAACTCAAACGGTTTCCGGCGGTCGTGTTCCAATCCCCAACTGGGCTGCGCTATATTACGATCCTCCATTAGGCGATACATACACAAGTGATCCGTCTCGATTCCATTTGGTTTCGTATACCTCTGGTTATGAATACGATGTTCCGCCACAATGGATTCTCATTGCGGTTCGAAACATTGATAGTTTGGCACCATCTATCATGTGGGGCGATGGTCGAACACAGGACTATTGGCGCACAATCACAATGTCTGCCAGTTGGGTTTCTTTTGGTGGCGCTTATAACACGCCTGCTTGGAAATTTGCTGGTGATGGAGCAGTGGTAATGCGTGGTCTGGTTAAAAGCGGATCATTGAGCACGTCGGTTCCTGCTTTTACATTTCCAGCCGGGCTTGGGCCAGCGGGAACAGAGATTTTTCAACAAGCATCAGACATTGGCCAGTGTCGCGTGGACATTCGAAATGACGGCGGTCTTCTGATGTATGGCTATTACAATGGTGGAAACAATGCCTGGGTCTCATTCGCTAAGATGTCCTGGTATCCCGATGGACACTAATACCGAAAGGTTGTCATGGCTGGACGAACAGTAACCAGACAGGAACTTGATTCACGAATGTCTGAAAGTTTGGTCTTGTTGAGAGATGCAGTTACCAAACTTGAAAACATCAACGAGTTTCTGGCAACCATTCCGGTTGATGCCGAAGGTGTAGATCCATTGTCAATCCCTGCGGATCTGCTGGATGCGATGGATCCGACTAGTGCGGTGGGTCGTTTCGGTTACACCGAAGAGGAAGCACAGCTCATTCGATCGGTTTTCGGATCGTTGCTAGCACTCCGAACTCAGTTGCAACCAGTACTCAAGCAGAGTCGAAAGCTTACCGGTCTCGAATAGTCTTGAAAGGAGTCACCTTGATTGTCAGTTTTACTCACCGTGGCTCCTTCGACAAATCAGAGAAGTTTCTGAATGCGATGAAGAACTATGACACCATGGTTCGAGGAATCGTAGAGCATAATGCTCAACGTGGTGTTGAAGCTCTTAGGAGAGCGACTCCAAAAGATTCACGTTTGGCTGCCGAATCTTGGGGTTACGAGATCCGTCAAAATAGGAGAGGCGTGATCATTGCCTGGACAAACATTGACATTGAAAACGGTTTCCCAGTTGCGGTGGCCTTGCAAGTTGGCTATGGAACTGGCACTGGAGGATTTGTCCAGGGTCGCGATTACATCAATCCGGCAATGCTACCCATATTTGAAGACATCTCTGCGGAAGTCTGGAAGGCGGTGAAATCGGCATGAGCAGCATCGACGAACGCGTCGTAGAAATGAAGTTTGAAAATTCAGGCTTCATCGACAAGGCCAGGTCAACTCTCGACGCGCTTAGGTCATTGAAGGATGGACTCAAGCTCGATGGCTCCGCCAAGGGCATGCAGCAAGCCACTCAGGGAATGGCTGAACTTGGTGCGCAGACCAGTTATATTGCGGGTCAGTTCAGTGCGTTGCAGGCCATTGCGTTCGGTGCCCTGACCACCATCGGTACTCAAGCTCTTACCATGGGACAGCAGCTTGTCTCAGGTTTGACTATTGGTCCGGTCAGTGAAGGTCTGTCCGACTATCACCAGAAGTTGACGTCGGTTCAGACCATCATGAACGCGACTGGTAAGTCGATTGAAGAAGTTGATGGTTACTTCCGGCAACTCGATGAGTATGCTGATAAGACCATTTACAACCTGAGCGACATGACCAGTGCGTTTGCAAAGTTCACAAATGCTGGGGTCGCGCTGGACGTTTCTGTTCCGGCCATTCAGGGTATCGCCAACATGACGGCCTTGGCTGGTCAGAATGCTGGCGCCGCTAGTATCGCGATGTACAACCTATCGCAGAGTATTGCTGGTGGGTATCTTACAAGAATCGACTTCAAGTCCTTGGAACTGGCGAACATTGCCACCAAGGAATGGAAAGACTATATGATTCAGGCAGCTGTTGCTGCTGGTGAGCTGGAAAGAAAAGCTGATGGTACATACACCATCGTCGCTTCTGGTAGCGACAAGGCGCATACCGCTAACGCGTTGTTCATTGATGGGTTGCAAGAAGGCTGGGCAACCACCGATGTTCTACTCGGTGTTCTTGGCGATTACGCCGACGTAACTACCGATATTGGTCGAAAGGCCATGGCAGCCGCTCAGGATGTCAAGAGTTTCCCCATGATGATGGAGACTCTGAAAGCGGCAGTTGGTACTGGTTGGACCGACACCTTTGAGATCCTTCTGGGCAATGTCGAAGAATCCAAGGAACTGTTCACCGGGCTTACTTTGGCTATCGGCGGATTCCTGGGAAACATCGGTAATGCTCGTAATGAGTTGCTCCAGACCTGGAAGGATTCCGGCGGAAGAACGGTTCTTATTGAGGGTTTGACGGCTGCGTTTCAAGCTCTCGGTGATATTCTCGCACCTATTGGTAGAGCGTTCCGAGACATATTTCCAAAGACAACGGCAGTCGACCTTCTAAACATTACTGAAGCTTTCCGAGACTGGGCTCGAACACTAAAGCCTAGTGCGGACGCGATGCGGAATATTCGAGAAACCGCTCGTGGGTTCTTCGCTGTTTTGGACATCGGCTGGGAGTTTATCAAGGCGGGCATCGGCTTTCTCTCCGAAATGTTCGGCGTTATATTCCAAGGCAGTGGCGACATTCTGGATGTTACCAGCAATGTGGGTGACTTCCTGGTTTCCATCCACGATGTGATCGTCGAAGGCGAGCTTTTCCAGAAGTTCTTCGAGCGTGTTGGCGAGATTCTTACTCCGGTGATCAACTTCATCCGGGGTCTCGTTGGCGCAATTGGAGAATTCCTTGGTGTTGGTGGCGATACAACCGACCTCATGAGCGAGTTCAATGAAGTCGGCGAAAATATGGGTGAGATCGCTGACGATGCTCGTGAAGCTTGGGAAAAGTTCGTAGATTATCTTAAGCGTATTGGCGAGACGCTTCGTCCAATTGGCGAAGGCATCATGGAGTTCTTCCGTGACATTATCGAAGCTGTTGCGGGCTTCCTTCAGGGTCTGTCATTTGACGATGTTCTGCAGGGCGTAGGTGTTGGGGCTTTTGCTGTCATCGCCAATGCACTTCGAAAGTTCCTTGCTGGTTTTAGCCTCGAGAGTTTGTTCGGATCAGGCGAGCAGCCAGGATGGATCCAGAGAATTAGCGATGCTCTTGATCAGCTGACAGATTCTCTTCAATCTATGCAGAATGCTTTGAACGGAGGAGCGCTTCTTGGTATTGCTCTTGCTGTTGGTATTCTTGCTCTAGCCTTGATAGGTCTTGCCGGAGTTCCACAAGACGACCTTGTTGGCGCTTTGATTGTTCTCAGCTTGCTTATGGGAGTACTTACCGGCGTAGCAAAGTTCATGTCAAACATGGAACTTCAGAATACCGGGAATCTTATTGCTGTTTCAGCAGCGCTTATACTTATTTCAATTGCTGTTACGCTCCTAGCTAGCGCCGTTAAGAGTTTGGCAGATGCAGATCCGAAGGGACTAGCTAGAGGTTTGGCTTCTGTTATTGCCCTTCTCGCTATCGTTGTTGGTATTAGCAAATACTTCACAGTGGGTAAGACCGAGGGCATGATCGAAGCCGGTATTGCTCTTATTCTTCTGGCTGCGGCTATTAAGATCCTGGCTAGTGCAGTTAAAGATTTGTCTTCTCTTGATTGGGATGAGCTAGCTAAGGGTTTGTTGGGCACTGCGGTTCTGATTACGGCGCTTGCATTGTTCACTAAATTCGGAAAGTTCAAGCATTTTGGTGTTGCCTCAGGCACAGGGCTTGTCCTACTTGCCACGTCAATTCTTATTCTTGGTGAAGCGCTTGAGAAGATCGCCGAGCTTGACTGGCATGAATTAGCACGAGGCATGGCTGGATTTGTTGTTGCGCTCGGGGTTATGGTCGGAGCGCTTTATGTTTTGAAGAAGACGAAGACTAGCATTAGACCTACCGATACGCTATCGTTTATTCTTATTGCCACGTCCATGCTTATTGTGGGTGAAGCACTAGAGAAGCTTGCTGAACTCGATTGGGAAAACTTCGCTAAGAGTCTTGTTTCCATGGGTGTTGCTTTGGCCCTTATGACTGGGGCTCTGGTATTCATTCCAAAGGGAGCAGTATTCTCTGGTGTTGCTCTAATTCTAGCAGCCACGTCCTTGCTTATCGTTGGTGAAGCTCTCGAGAAACTTGGCGAGATGAGTTGGAGTGATATCCTCGCGGGTCTCGCTGTCATGACTGTAGCAATGGCTCTCATCGGGGGTCTTCTGGTATTGGGAGGGTTGCTGGCGGCTACAGGTGTCGGTGGGGTGGCGTTGGTTGTCTTTGCGGCATCACTGATTATCGTTGCTGCTGCAATCTATGTTATGGCGCTTGCTATGGAGAAGCTCGGCGCGATGTCATGGTCTGACATCGGTGCTGCTATTGGTGGATTGACGCTCTTGTTCATCGTCCTAGCACTCGGTGGCGCGTTGTCTCCGCTTATTCTGTTGCTTGGCGCTGCGTTGATTGTTCTCGGTGTTGGTGTGCTAGCTATCGGTGCTGCTATATTAATGGCTGGCGCAGGAATGTACTCTTTCGCCGAAGCTATCGAGAAGCTGTCTGAGATCGATGCTGAGGGTATCGACAGGGTCACTGAAAACCTGGAGCGGCTTCTGGAGCTTATTCCAAAGCTTGCTGAGGAAGCGGCTTTGGGCATCGTTGCGTTCGTAACAACGCTTGGTGAGCACACTGGCGAGATGAGCGACGCTGTCGGTAATATGATCGAAGCGATGGCTGAGCGACTTGCAGAAGACACACCAATTATCGTAGAAGCCTTCGGCACGATGATCGTCGATACGCTTACAGCAATGGCCGACTTTGTTCCCGACATGGTTCAAGCCGCTGCAGATCTTATTGTGGGTCTGCTCAACGGTATTACAGACAACGCCGGACGAGTTGCAAAAGCAGGTACCGACACATTAATCGCCTTTATGCGAGGCATCGGTGATAATAGTGGACGCCTTATCGATGAAGGCATGAAGCTGATCATCAAGTTCCTTGTTGGTCTTCGGATTGCAATCGAGAAAAACATGCCTCAAATTGTGGCAGAAGCCAAGAAGATTGGCGAAGCGATTATCGATGGTATTACCGAAGGTCTCTTCGGTGGTTCAAGTGAAGTTGATAGCGCAGCCAATTATGTTGCCGGAAAGGCGCTCGCTTCGGCTCGTCAAACTCTTGGTGTTAAGTCCCCGTCGAAGAAGTTCATTGAAATCGGCCAGTTCGTGGTTAAGGGTTTCGTCCAAGGATTGACGGGAGACAAGACCTCAGTCACCAAGGCAGTCAATGATATGCTGGGCAAGTTCAACGATGTTCAGTATGATGCTAATCGTCGAGCAGAAGCAGCTCGAGAATCGCTTCGAAAGCTTTATGCTGCTCGCGAGAAGGACTGGCATGCCATTCAGAAGCAGGAACAAGCTTTGGCGATGGCAAATTATGAGATGTGGAGAACAGGCCAGGCCGAAGAGCGTCTTATTAATCATCTGAAGGCACATCGTCATAAGCTTATGCAGTTGGCTGATGCACAAACTCTTAATACCAAGAAATTGGATGAAGCCAACGATAAGCTAGCGGATGCCAAGAAGCTCCGCGATGACTACATGGCGAGCACCAAGGAAGATCTTGCTGATCGTCCTGAGTTCACTGCTCAGACAAACCTCACGAAGTATATTGCTGACTTCGAGCGTCAGATTGCTGACACTCAGAAGTTCGCTACCGCAGTTGCAGAACTTCGTAAGCGTGGTCTGAATGACACCATGTACAAGGAGCTGATCGCCAAGGGTCCCGAGGCAATGCCATTTGTGCAACAGCTTCTAGATCAGGGCACCGAGGGCGTCACCAAGCTCAACACTCTCGGCACTAGTCTCGATAAGGTGGCTGGGGATCTCGCTACTACGGCTTCGAAGGCTCTTTACCAGGCTGGTGTCGACTCGGCACAGGGTCTGGTGGATGGGCTTAAGAAGAAGGAAAAGGAGATCGCCGACTACATGCGCTGGCTGGCTTCGGTTATTTCTTCGGAGATGAAGAAGGCTCTCGGCATCCGTTCGCCGTCGAAGATATTTGAGGAGATCGGAAAGCAGACCACGCAGGGTTTCGCCAACGGTCTACTCAAGTCTTCTTCGGAAGTGGATAAGTCGACAGATAAGGTCGGTCAGACTGCTATTAACAGCATGCGAAAGACGCTTGCTGGTCTGGGCGACGCAATTACCGGAGAGATGGACATGGTTCCGGTTATTTCTCCAGTGCTGGATCTCAATGCTGTCCGAAAGGATGCTTCTCTGCTGAGTTCGATGTTGGCTGTGAAGCCGATCGATATTACAGATCAGATGGCAAAGGCAAGCGATGCGGCAGCAGGCCTTCGAGACAATCAGCTTGCTCTCGAGGAACTTACTGCAGTTGGAGCTGGCGAAACGATTAACTTCACTCAGAACAATTATTCGCCTAAGGCTCTGTCCAGTGCGGAAATTTACCGCAACACCAACAACCAGCTGTCGAGAGCGAAGGGAGCTCTGGCTACGTAATGCTAACTAGGGTCGAAGTTAGAACTCGTCGGGGCACTCTTCTAACTCTTCCACTTGATGACGTGGAAAGTGGTTATATTCTTGCTGGAGTCGAAGGTTTGGATCCAGTCAAGGCAACGCTTGTGTCTTCTAGTTTCGCGAACAAAGACGGTGCACAGTACCAGAGTGCTCGTCGCGAATCACGAAACATGAAGCTTAAGCTGGAACTCGAGCCGGACTACGTTACCAACAGTGTGGAGTCATTGCGACGGAATCTATATTCCTACCTGATGCCGAAGCATGAAGTTGATCTGCACCTCGTGTTCGATGATGGTCTCGAGGTGGACATTACCGGAAGAGTTGAATCGCACGAAGCTCCGGTATTCACGAAGGAACCAGCGGTAGACGTCTCGTTGATGTGTTTCGAGCCAGATTTCATCGACCCAAATCTGGTTACGATCAACGAGACGTCTACCGAACTGGATATCGAAACAGAAATTGAGTATGTCGGTAACGTCGAAACGGGTTTCGTATTTACCATGGAACTCGATCGAGATGAATCGGCACTCACGATCTATCTTCGAAAGCCCGATGGCACGATGCAGCAGATCGACTTTGCTGCACCGTTGCTTGACGGTGATATTCTTCGAATCAGTACGATCGATGATGCAAAGGGCGCATGGCTGACCAGAGCCAGTGTTGAAAGCTCTATATTGTATGGCATTTCGCCTCAGTCAGCCTGGCCTCAATTCGAGCAGGGAACGAATGGCTTGCGCGTCTATGCTACTGGAGCGACGATTCCCTACACCATTGAGTACATCACTAGGTACGGAGGTTTGTAATGGAGGTGTATATTCTCGACGCTCTCCTCCGTCGTGAGGTTGTCGTAGACAAGTTCGTCTCGCTTATCTGGTCGGAACGCTGGAAAGAGATTGGCGATTTCGAATTACTATTGCACTCAACGACAACTAACCGAGGTCGCTTCATCACAGGCAAACGTTTGGCGACAAACGAGTCATATTATGTAATGACGGTGGAGACTGTCGAGGATACCACTGATTCTGAAGGTCGACGCTTGCTGAAAGTCAAGGGTCGTTCGCTAGAAGCTATATTAGAAGATCGTTCAGCAATGGATCCGACCAACTTCATTACCGGCGAAGTGAATTGGCATCTTACAGGTTTGCCAAAAGCCATCGCTCAAGAGATGTTCACGGATATTTGTGTGACGGGGACTCTAGATGCTAACGACATCATCCCCTTCTTGGGCAGTGGCGCCTTATTTCCCGCAGACAACATTCCGGCGCCAGACGATGCTATCGATTGGTATCAACCACCGGCTCAATTGTATGACGCCATCAAAGAGATCTGCGATATTTATGAGATGGGCTTCCGACTGGTTCGTAATCCGTATACGAATCTTCTTCGGTTCGACATCTATACCGGCAGCGACCGAACACTGTCTCAGTCGATTCTGCCAGCAGTCATATTCTCACCAGAACTTGAGAATCTGCAGAACACCACAGAGCTTTCGACCATCTCACAGACAAAGAATGCCGTATACATCATTACAGAGGTCGCCGGATCATATTACTACCAATTGGTGTTCGACGAGAACGTAGACCCCGACGTTGAAGGATTCGAGCGTCATATTCTGACAATGACGGTAACTCTGGATGAGGAAGAGATCACCACAATTCCTGCCAGCATTTATACCGCATTGCAGCGACGGGGTAAGGATGAACTAACTAAGCATCGGGCATTTACTGCCTTCGATGGTGAGATCAGTCAGCGAAGCCAGTACAAGTATCTCACCCATTATTTCCTTGGCGATCTCGTCGGGATGCAGAATTCTGAAGGTAACGTCAACAACATGCGTGTTACTGAGCAGATCTTTGTCTCAGATGCTGAAGGCGATCGTTCTTACCCGACTTTGGCGATCAACAACTTTGTCGAACCAGGTTCTTGGGCTGCTATGGGCTTCCGAGTTTGGGAAGACATGGGCCTTACCGAGTACTGGGAAACCATGCCATAGCGAAGGAGGTAAACATGGCTATTGGCGATGCAGCTATTGCAGCAGGTTACACAATCGTTCCCGATACTGGGGAAGAAGGCCGAGTTCGCTGGGGCGGTCAAGAGATCAATCGTACTCGAGACATCATTGCGCTCGTCAAGTCGCTTATTCCAAGCGGTAAGGCTGCGTATCGAACTGCCGCAGGTATCTCATCGGGAACAGCCGAGCCATCCGGTGGTAACGACGGCGATATTTACTTCAAGATCGTCTAACCGCTATGACCGACTATAAGTGGACTATCGGCACCGGCGACGAGATGATGATTCGGGATACCGGAACACTCGTCGAATTCTGGTTTCACTCAGATGCTTCTACCTGGAATAATGACCAGAACTATTCATATACGGTTAATGGAGCCACCGCTTCAGGCACATTTGTTCTTAATAGTGGTGGTGGATGGCATCGAATCGGTTATTCGAATGTCACAACCGATCAAACCGTTAGTTTCACCATTTACGACGAGGGGCTGGGATGGCCAACGTCGACGCGCACGCAGTTCATTGACCGAACGTCCATCCCTAGTCCACCGTCAACGCCAACGTTCCAACTCGTTGACACCGATTCCGTACGAATCCACTTTAGCGATGGAGCGAACAATGGCGCAGCAATCGACTCGAGACAGATTAGTGGCAGTAGCAACCCTGCTTCAGTTGGCTCGGGAGCACGAACAGCCAATTCAGGGTACGTCTGGGACAGTCTTGCGTCGAAGACGACGTACTATTTCTGGGCCCGCACCCATAACGTCAAGGGCTGGTCTGCTTGGTCCGCCCGAGGAACTGTCACAACCCATGGTGTCCCCGACGCACCCGATGCTGTAGTTCTATCTGAAGTCAAGCAGAGCTCGGTCAAAGCAGTATTTACCGGGAACGGTACTGGCGGTGTATCTATTCTTGAATGGCAGATCGGATACGGAAAGAATTCTACGACGCCGGAGTCATTCGTAACTGGTTACAACTTGACCATATCTGATCTCGACCCGGGAAAGACCTACTATTTCTGGGCAAGAGGCAGAAACACCTATGGCTGGGGTCCGTGGTCTACTCGTGTTCAGACAACTCTTATTGCGGGCGCTCGAGTGAATGATGGTGGAGTATGGAAAAGAGCGGTCCCATACGTAAAGGTCGCGGGGGTTTGGAAATTGGCTCGACCTTGGGTGAAAAGCGCTGGCGTTTGGAAGGAAACACCGTCATGAGTTCCACCCCAGGATCAGGCAAGCGTTTTCGTAAGGAGGATTTCTGGGGTCTTCGTCAGTTCAAACGACACAGTCTTGTTCTTACAGTCGCTGGTATCGGTTACATGCTTACGGGCATTACCTATATTCTGGCCGAACCAACTGAAAACCGTAAGATTGCCCTGGCGATTGCGTTTGAGTGGTTCCCGATCGAATTCTGGGGATCAGTGTTTGTTCTTGCAGGATTGGTGGCTGTCATATCTTCGAGATGGCCACCGGTTAACGACACATGGGGGTATCTGCCACTTACCGGATTGTCTGCTGGTTGGGCTGCTACCTACGCAGCGGGGGTGATATTTGATGACTCCCCGATCTCCAATCTTACCGGCACGCTAAACTGGGGGCTGTTGGCCTTCGTATGGTGGGGCATATCTGGGTTTGTGAATCCAGATAAGACTGTAGTGGTGGTGATTACTGACGATGACAAGGGAACAAGTACTAGGTAGCATCATCATCTCGCTTATTGCCGCTACTGCAACATGGCTTGCTTCTCGAGCAGCTTCAAAAGCCTCGGTTAAGAATGCTGTCACATCTTCTCGGGCTGTGATGGAAGAAGAGGCATATCAACGTGCTAGAACTTATGACGTAGAGACAATTCGTCGTCAGGATGAGGAAATTGACGAGCTGAGAGAGAATCAGAAAGCCCTCAATGCCGACGTCAAAATGGTGAACATCGAGAATGAGCGGCTACATCAAGAAAACCGTCTTATTCTTCAGGACAACTATCGTCTCCGTGGTGAACTTCTCTGGATGAGAAAGAGAATCGTACGTCTCGAGCGAGGTCTTCCTGCTGCGCCGCTCAGTAATATTCAAGAGCGGGAGACGGATACAAACCCTATGATGCCCGAACAGGTACAGACAGATCCTATGATGAGGGAGATATTAGAGAATGGCAGAAACCACAAAGACCAAGAGACTCAGTAATAAGGTCTATAATGCGCTTAAGTGGATTGCTCTGATTGTTCTGCCAGCTCTAGCAACGCTATATTC